CGCCGTATTTACTTAGTAAAACAGGCTTAACTAGTCCGCTTTGCTCAAGTAGCTCGCAGACTTGAGTAGCGATTTTAAGGTTAAAGCCGTGCTCAGAAGTGCTTCCGTCCCAAGTTGTAGCGCCCTCGTCGTGTTTTCTGCTGTGTCCTACAGCTATAACGACTGTCGGGAGGCCCTCTGAGCTTGTAGATCCCTCTTGTTCTTGCGCTTTCTCCAGCAAATGCAAGGTGACATCTCTGTGGGTGTGAAGCGCTGGGTAGTTTTCGTAGAGTTTCTCAATTTGTTTAGAGAGAATGCGGTAAATCGCCATCGTCTTAGCTAATCCAGTTAGGGGGAGTAGAGCCTCCTTTGCGATTGTAGTAAGAGTCTGCAAGTTTACGCAACTCCTCGTTTAAGAGATCCTCTTTTCTTTCTGTGCGCTTTGTGTCGGCATCCTGTGCCATCTGATCCACCCAGTATTGCACGGCCATAGACAGAGCATCCAGCCGGTCATCGTGTGTAAGCGCACCTTTTTGCCTTGTTATCCGCGAGAGCTGGTAAATGAGCTGATAACGTAGCTGGGCTTCTAACGGGTAGTCCTGGCAGGACTGGTAATCCTGTTTGATTACCTTGGGGTCAATAACGAGCCTGTGCTGGTTCATCACTGGTTCCATCACATCGATAATACGCCGTTCCTTTTGGATGTTGTGCCTGACTTCTTCCAGAGAGCACGGGTGGACCTTTTCGATATAGGGCTTAAAGATCTCGGAAAACATCCCGTCTCCGAAGTTACTTTCAATGATGATGGCATTTGTTTCGTGTTCGTGGGCTTTGAGCGCCAGCATCTTTAAGGTTTGCTCGTTGTAGCCCCCTTGAGTCCCCCCGCAATCAACAACAAACAAATACCCGTTAAGCATCTTTACCACCGCCCACGATGTTTCGTCTTTTCCGCGTCCTGAAGGATCTATGGACATTACGCTCCCTGTAAACGGGATGTATTCGCCTACTATTTTCATAGGGCGAAAGAACCTGTCTCCCGTAAAGCCTACGTTTGGCACGCTATCGTCCCAAGCGTTCTCAGGAGCTTGTGCCCAGACAAGTTTTTCGGGAGCAGTCTCTGAGTCTATGTCCATGACTATCAAGTCGTTCACCTTCAAGGGGAACTTGTCCATGTCGGACAACTTGGGGTCCAGCATGAATTGCATGGCGAACCCGGACCGACCGTAAGATACCTCCCGCTCAGCCAGGTCTATGTCGGAGAAGCGCGTTGGTTCTGTTGCTTTGCCTGTGTCTTTCTTGTCCTCGGCAATGCATATGGAGCTTACTTGGGATTTGTAGACCTTCTCGTTTTTCTGCGGCGTTATCTTTTTAGCGGTCCATATCTTGCAGGCATAATCCCTGTCTATGAGCTTGTTGTAGATGCTGTCTTCGCACTGAGGCGTTCCAAGGAACAACACCTTGCAATCTTCGTCTGGCTTTAGAATAGCTTCAAACTCCTTTACCTGTTCTGAGAGCTTGTCGCGCATCCCCTGGGTGGCGCTGTTGTTGGGAACTTCCACGTCGTCAGCGACGATCAGGTCTGCGCGCGATCCTGTGAGCTGTGAAGTAATCCCAAGAGACTTTACTGAGGGAGCGTGCGAGGCTTGAGCGGGGCCTACATCAAAAGAGATCTTACTGAAGCGCTGTTTATCTTTAGGGCGCAGGTGCTCCAGTATAGGCATCTCGTGAATCAGTCGCAGTGTAAACGTGCTGAAATCATCGGCCCTTGTTTTAGAAGCGGAAACGACAAGGATGTTTTTCTGTGGATCGAGGTAGAGCTGATGCACAACATACGCTGAACAAATCCAGCTTTTGCCCACTCCCCGAAATCCTTGGATAACACCGCGCTTTGGGCCACTCTGCATCCACTCCGCGATCTCATACTGGATCGGTGTGGGGTCAGGAAGTTTGAGGTGTTTCCAACAGACAAAAAGAAAGTTTCTGAAGTCTGCTAGCTGTTCCTCTACTTTCATTCGTTAGCTACCACAGCGCGGTCTTCCACGTCATCTTGGAAGGGGAGCACGTTAACCAGCTCAGCCAAGGGTGAACTTTCGGACACGCTGGAGTGGATGTTGTTGTCTTTGAGAAGCTGCCTAGCCGCGTTGAGCAGAGAAGGAGCAGCATCCCCCTCTTTGATTCGTTGAATAAACTCGTCGATAAGGAGGTCTTGTAGTGCCTCCAGCTTTAACGCGGGCTTTGCTTCGTTTTGGTTGGGGGCATCCATAAGTAAAAAGTATTAACGATGCTACTAACGCTACTTCTTTTTCAGTGTCTGTGCGATCTTTAATATCATGTAAAGAAGCGTGGAACATCCCACTGCAATAGCAATCAATGTGTTGATCTGTTCGAGGCTGATATTCAAAGCAAGTCCTGTAATACCTACAACAGAAGGGGAAACAGTGCTATTCATTGTTGTGTCTACCTGTTGTGGATTTAAGGTGCAGGGATAGGATTACCGCCGGTTACTTCTTCGTAATAGGCTTTCCTGGCTTTTTTGAATCCGCTCACCAGTTCAGGAAATTCTTCCATAAGCTGGAATTGCGCCCGCTGTCTATACGCCCTTATAATTCTGTTAGTCAGAGCTATTCGCGGGCTTTTCTGCCCTGTCTGTTCTTCCATGATTCTATCTGGAAGTTTTTTGTAGGCGCTACTCTGATAGAGCTTTTTCAACGACTGCCTGAGCGTTCTTCCGTTGATCTTTACCTCAGAAGAAAGTTCAAGCCACCTGTCATACGCCTCTCTTCCCTGTTCATTGTAGATCTCCTGCATGTTGAGTTCAGGGATGCCTCTGAAGTTTACGCTAGGCTTGGAGAACCCGTGCGAAAGATTCGCTATTTCATTGTCCACAAGACTTTTGGACGACCTCGATATTTGGGCGAAGTTAACAGATTCCCATAGTCCGGGGAGATTATCTTTATAGACAGGATCTCCTAGAATTGTCCTTTTAGGAGGAAGATTTTCAGCCGCTACAGGAACACGTCTGATTATGCTATCCATCAGCCCTCGGGCTTCTCTAAGTATTCTTCTGTTTTCGTCTTGGTTATTGAAGAACGCCGTGTCCTGCGTTTTGTTGATGATGTTAGGAACAAACCCTCCAATAATATCTTTTCCGACTTTTGGAACATACGTTTCTGGATCTCGGGCGATATTCAACACGTTATTAAGCCCTCTCAGGTAGGATCTGTCTGTGATGTTTAACGACACAGAAAGAGCAAGAGCACTAAAGACAGCGGCCTGGCTTTTTTCGTCGTCTCTGTAAGATAGGCCATCTTTAATGTCTGCAACAAGACCTATCAGTGTAGTCAGAGGGTCTACTCGCTGATAGCTAATCCATGTATCCCCCACCTTCCATGAATACGGTTGCCACCCTGTAGCTCTCAACGCTTCTCTCTCCTGTTTGTTTTGAGGACCTGCCCCGCTAATCCTATCTCCGTTTGCCTGAACATACCAAACTAAGGCTGCTGTATAAGCAGTAGAAGCAGCGAGCCTTCCTCTAAGCTCTACTATTTCTTGTCCGCTTCCGTTTTCCAGTATGTTTTTGTAGGAGTCCGCTCTATTTTTAGCGTGCTTTACGATCTGGTCGCCAGCAGCTCCGAGGGGCGTTCTTGTAAGAGCAAATCCAAGGATGTTCCAAGGAGTGCGAAGGAACGGAAGAATAAACTTAAAAACAGGGTATTCTTTTAAAGCGGTCTCGACGCTTTTTCCGATTGGACCTTCCAGTTCTTTAGTGAAGGTAATCTCTTTAGCTCTCTCAATAGCTCTCTCAGCGAGTCGAGAATCTGACGCTCCCCTTCTGTTGTCTTCGATGTATTTAAACAGCGCCCGCGTTTGTTCGCCGCTTTCTGAGGGTTCAATCCCCTTGGCTTTCATTTCTTTAACCCCCTGGATCAACAACCCTTTTTCTGTATAAATAGAAGTAGTGTTATCCATGGTGTTCTTGAGGAAATGACCATCAACAGTTTTGGATACATAGTCAGCAATCAACCTGCCGTCAGTTATGCCATGCTTAGATACCGCTTCTACTATCGCTTCTTGCCTGACCAGCCTGTGAGCCGCTAAAGTCTTATAGAAGTCATCGGTAGCTCCTAAAAATCGCATAGGGAGCCTACTCAGGTTGTTAAACCAGTTGAGTCCCTGCTCCATAAAAGTTCCTTGAGCTTCCCACACTTCAGGTGCAAAAGCCCCCCGACCTTTAAGGTTTTCATCCCACGCCCGCGCCGACCCTAAAAAAGCGCTTTCGTCTTGCTTAAAGGATGCAATAGCGTTTCTCCAAGACGTTGTAAGATCTTCAAAGAATCCTGATACATCCGCTATAGCGCGCAGTCTTGATTGTGCTTCCACTGAGCCTCGTAAGGCGGGGATAACGGAGCCTGCGACTGTTTCGACACTTTTCATCCCCAGTGCAAGAGCAGGCCCTAAGCCGTTCACAAGCACAGTTGCGGGAGCACTCAAGATAGACCCCATAAATGCTTGGATTCCTCCGTCTAGCAGCTTGCCGGGGATGTGCGCCTTAGAATAGTTGTGCAGGGCAAACGCACGTTGAGCCGGGTCTTCAATGTGACTCAAGAAAGAATAACGCCTTGCAAGTGTCTTTACGTCTCCTGAGCCAAACGTAGTGTTAATATACTTAGAGAATTCCTGCTCCGTTTCCAGATTAAGAGCATGGAGTCTCTTTTTAGCTTTCTGGATAAGAGACGCTCGCAGTTTTGATGCCTCTTCTTTTAGCTGCGCGCCACTTCCTTTTGTTTCTTTAGGAAACTTATCTCTTTTGAGTTTAAGCTCCTTTTGTATCTCTTTGAGACGTGCTGTGGATAGCGTGGCGTTCTCGTCTAGAATCTTGAGCGCCTCTTCTTCCAGCTTCGCGTCGGTAATCATGCGACCGTAGAATTTCTCAGCGTCTTCAAGAGCTTTGAGTTCTTCTTCCAGCCTCTTTAACTCTCCTTGTTTCTCTGCCTTAACTTTAGGAGGTTCTTTTTCTATCAGCCTTTTAGTAACAAAAAGCTGAGAGCGCAGACTCTCAAGCTCTTTACGCTTCTTCTCAAGTTTTGCCTTGGCCTGCTTCAGCTCCTTCTCGGGTTTCTGGGCAAGCGCGCGCAGCTCTTTAAGTTCTGCTTGAACCTGTTTGGTCCTTTTCTGCTCTGCTGTAAGATCTTTAGTTGCTGCTTTTTTAGCTTTGGCCTGGCGACGCTTGAAGTAAGCAGCCTGCTCTTCTGGAGTCATGGCTTTTACTTTTTCAAGCTCTTCCAATACACTGGTTAGTTTCTTCTGGTCTTCCAGTGCGCTTTGCTTCGCCTTCTGTTCCTGTTTAAGAGCTTCTTCTGTTTTAGCGTCTACGCCTTCTTTGAGGCGCTCTTCGATTTCCGCTAAACGCTCTTCTTTTCTCTTTTCAAGATTCTTTGAAACTTCAGGATCACTGACTTGTCCTGCTTCGTCGATGTCTCTGGAAAGATCCGCCCCCTCCGCTGTTCTAGACCCCTTAGCCGCAGGAGCCTCTTGCATTGCGTCGTTAACTTCCGCTCCCCGCATTTTTTCTATGAGATCAGAAGCGCTTCCTCTGAACTCACTTTTACGCCCTAACAACAAAAACGAAGCACCTCGCCCATACGACGTATACTCAGCAATAAAGTTCTGGTGCCGCTCAAGAGCGTCTTTAAACGCCTGCTCGTTGAGGGCAGACGGATTGGACATTAAAGTATTAGACGCTTTGCTTAACTGCTCCGCGCTTGCAGTGACTCCAAGCCACGCTCTGTCCTGCCTGACAGCAAGCTCACGAAATAAACTTTCCTGCCCGCTCCACGCGCTTTTTAGCTGAGCTTCACTCATCGAAGCTAACGGCCCAGCTTCTTCGCCAATAACCTCTGCTCGAGCAAGCGTCGATTCCCTGAACTCTTTAAATCCTCCTAGAAACTTTTCGCTGTCTTTTAGTTCTTCTGCCGCTTTGTCCACCCAAGCCGCTACATCAGCGCGCCCGTGCACTGTCTCCAGCCTTTTAATTTGACTAGCAGTAGTATCGAGAGCGGCGGCTCCTCCGGGAAGAGACGTATCATTGGGCTTTACGCCTACCCCAGGCGATACAGCGCTCGCTGAGTTGTCGTCAGTAACTCGCGTCGCAGCGTCATCAAGGTCAGCAGGCGTTGGGCGAGGAGTTTCGGTGGGATCTGTTTTAGAAACTCCAGCAGCGTTAAGCGCCTTCTCTACGTCTCCTGCTTCTTTTCCTTTGTTTAATTCGTCTTTTATCTGTTCTGGTGTTAGCCCCTCTGCGCCGAGTTTGCGCGCTTTTTTCATAAGGGCTATACCCTTAACAATAGCAGTGGCAGTTCCCGCAGCTAATCCAACGCCCATCCCTTCAATGACATTTTTTAACCTTCCGGCTGCCTCTGAGTCATCCTCGTCCGCAGCCAGATAATCAGTAACAGGATTCTCAAGCGCTGGGTATTGAACCAGCAAGTTACTGAGTCTTTGCTGTTGGCCATCAAACGCTAAAGCATCAGCCACAGTGGACGCTGTGGTTGTCCTCGCGATGCCCGCGTATTTACCTAACGAGGAAAACTTCTGAGCTTTGCCCAACCACCCTAACACAGGAACAAACCCCAGAAGAAACTGAGTAGCTCCTTGAACAAACTGCCCAGGCATTGTTTGAGAATCCCCAGACCAGTTTGATTCCAAATCAACCCCGAACATCTCGCCGTCCCCTCCTCCGACAAGCATATCGACGGCACCTACTGTGGACTTGATAAAGCCTTCGGTGCCGCGCACGAACCCCATAGCGACATCGCCAGCGCCTTCAAGGATTCCCCCGCTGTCTTCTTCTTCTGCTGGAGAATCAGGAAACGCTTCTGGAAGAGAAACTTTACCTGCGGCAACGGGCCCTGCGGATGAGATAGACCCGGCGAGGCCGGAGGGGTCTTTAAGAAGTGATTGAATATAAGATGACATAACAAAAAGTATTTTTATTCAGATTCGAGTAATCCTTTTCTAATAGCTATCTCTCGCTGGTTTTTTGTAAACTCAGCGTAATTTAAGCCGTAAACACTCGCTATCTCTTTTCTGAGCTTTTCGTCGTAAAGAGCTTCAATGTTATAGATAAAACGCTTTGAAGTGTTGATCTCGTCGAGGTCGAACATCTCTTCCAGATTTACTCTGTATTCACCCTCTAGCTTAAACAATTTAGTTTTAGCCTGAGTTGGAGTCATTCCCAAGGTTTGTATCACAGTTCTAAAATCCGCTTCAGCTTCAACAGCTCTAGCTTCTGTGTTTTTTCCTGTGTAGCTCTCCTCTACAAGGGAGCCCCTTAGTTTTTTAAATCTCCACGCTTTTGTTTGATCCGTCTTGGAGTCTTCTAGCTGGTAGTCGCTGCGCGCGTTACGGATTTCGTTAAGCTCAAAAGAGCGCGCCTGTAATCCTCGGTGTGCTAGATAGAGTTGTTTAATTTCTTTAGAATCTTTGTCTCCAAATGCCTCCGAAAAACGAGGTTTACCTTTTTCATAGTATTGCAGGTTCTCTACTATCTGGTAGGAGTCTTCCCAGGTAGTGTCTGCTTTAGGTAAGTTAAGATTGTTGTTTGTATCGACTGGTGCAGTGTTTGTTTTCTGCTGAGCTTCGATAGCTTCGCGCCCGCGCTGCATCTCTTCTTTAATCTCTTTGCTGCTTTGGATCAGTTTATCATCAGCGATTTTATCAATAAAATCTTCAAAAATCTCTCTATCGTATGTTTCTACCAGATCGGTCTCCCATTCATCTTTTTCCTCCTGCGTAACCCCTTCTAGGGAGGGAGCGTTTTTGTGCAACTCTCGTTCAAGTTCAGCTAGTTTACCCGCTCTAACTTGTCTCCAAAGTTGAACAGCTCTTGTGCGAACTTCTTGGTCTTCCGTCCCTAAAAAAGACTTCATATCCAAAGGATCTACTTCTTTAGCTTGGAACACATTGGCGCGATCTTCTGCGGGGAGTCCTCGCACCCGCTCTACTACGCCCTTCCACTCAAGCGCTTCGTTTCCTCTGGTCAGCGCTTCGTTTATTCTTCCATAGGTGTCTAGGTTTTTTTTCTTCGTTCTTTCGCTTAACGTATAGGCCGCAGTATTTTGCTGATTAACTCTGGTTCTAAACTCATCAATAACGGTCATAGATCTGGTAAAAAGATCAGCTTCGTTACGACTGTTTCCTGGGATTTTGCTATCTTCGTTAAACTTATTAGTAACTCGGTCTGTAAGATCCTTTATAATAGCTTCTACGTCCTCGCCTTCGTTTTCTCTTCTCCGCATCTCAGCGTCTATAAGTAAAGCCGCTCGTTCTCGCCTTTCCTTAGATTTATCCTCGTTCTCTTCCTCGTTTCTTGCGTTGATAGCATCTAAACGAGATTCGGCGTTTTGCAGCTTCGCTTCTCCAGCGCTTCCAGTAAACAAGTTTGGGGAGTCCTCGGCATAGCTGAACTTAAATTTCTTTTGTTTAGCTGCCTCTAGAAGTTCGTAGGCTTCGTCTACTTTTCCTTCTGCGTTCGCTAAATGAAACAGACCGGCTAAGAATGAATTCTCAGTGAGTTCGCGCGTCTCAAACCTGCTAACATCAGGATTAGCGAGGGCTTCCTTAGTTATGTTGTGGATCTTATCTTGAGCTTGCTGCTCTAAAGGCTGTTTACCTACAATCGCGCCCTCGCCTTCCTGCTCTTTTCTGTCCTCGGGTATAGGAGTATTGAATAATTCCAGCTCTTTAACTCTACGGTTTTTTAACCCCGTCCTCTCTTCAGGTCTGTTGCTCTTAGTATATTTAAGCCACTTATTTTTGATTGTCTCAATGTCGCGTAAAGGCGCAGCTCCTTTGTCCTTGCTCCCCGTAAGAAGCTGCCTGACGTTGCCGGGACCAGCATTAAAACTAAGACTAGTTAACGCCATTATCTGATTATTGTTAAGAGCCAACTCTCCATCAAACTCTTCAATAATCTCGGTTACCTTTTCATAGTGCGTGTCCAACTCTCCCCGAAGCGCTTTATCTGCTTCAGCTCTTGTAATGCTCACGCCTGCTTTTGTAGCTCGCGTCCCATATCCAACAGAAAACTGTTTATTGTCCCACTTTGACTTAGGCGTAAACCCCTCCCTTTCCTTAATAAAATCCACGAACTCTTCGCTATACTTGCCGTTTGTCCCTGCGTCACTATAAGTGTTGAAATAATCCTTCAGCTTGTTCCCAAACAGGTCTTTGTTGTATTTCCTGACGTTCTTAGTATACGCGCCCGCTAAAGCAGAGGCTTCCGCCGGAATGCTCCGCTCCAAGTAATCATTATGGAGCTGAGCCATAAAACGATCTTTACTTACAAACTCCTTAAATTGTCCCGCAATGCCCGCAAACTGAGACCTTGCGTAATTGTTGAATGCGGTGGGAGTTGTGATGCCTCTTTCGAGTAGCTGTTCAGGAGTAAGACTCTTTAACTCATCTCGCTTCGCCTGGAATGCAGGAAGAATCTTCTCTGTGTTGTATCTGCGGTAGACGTTCTGACTAAACGCTTTTTGTTTTCCTAAGTCTTTTAGCAGACCCTCTGCTTCTGTATCGCCCGCCTCTACACGTCTAATAACCTCTTCCAGAGTGAGCTGGCTTGCTTCTTGTCTTCCTTCTGCCATCTGATAACGACCAAACTCTGACAGCAGCGGACTAACCCTAGAAAGTGCGGAAGCTATCTGGGTCAGTTCGTTAGAAGAAGCTACAGGGGCCACCACTACATTGTAGTTGCCTGCTTTCGCTATACTATTCCCCAAGGGCACCTGCCCTAGAGACAAGTCCACCTGTTCTCTGCGTGTGCCTTTAAGAGCGTCAATAAGTTCCTTGCTCATCGTTATGTTGTGCGAGTTAGGTTACCAAGAGCATTTGCAAAGTTAAGCCCTGTAGCTGCGCCGGAGAGAGCTGAATTAAGAATACTAGGCTGCTCAATTGGCCTGTTGATTCTTAGCTGGTTCATCCCGCTCGCTATAGTCTCCTGCTCCAACTGGAGCGCAATCCCTGTGTCTTGCATTTCAGCGCGCCTTTCCTCAGATGAGAGATATTTTCCCTCTTGCATTGTCAGGTCATTAACCACCGCATCCAAGTTCTGCCCTGAAATGCCTGCGCTACCAGCAGCCACTATTGCGCGGGCTCTTGCCCTTCTTGCTCTTATTTCAGATTCTTGAATACGTTGGCTTCGCGCTTCGGCTTGTTCCGCCTGCTGCTGTCTCAGCGAAATTTGAGCAGATCTAAGACGTTCGTTTTCTGCCAAGCTCGCTCTCCGCTGGGCCGCTTCCTGAGCGCGGGCTATTCCTTGGGCTCCTGCATAACTAGAGACTGCTTGTGCAGCTCCTAATCCGAATGCGAGTGGGTTACACATAACTTCAAGTAATTAAAAATAGTTCAAGGTCGTCGCTGACCGGGATAAAAACAGCGCCACAGAATTTAAGCCAGCGCTTACTGACGGTGTTTGCGCGCGCAATCAAGTTCATGCACGGGCCGTAGTGGTTTACAAATCTCTTAACGTAATCTCGACTTGTCCTGATAAATTCACGACCGCATTTCTTAACAAAGTTTTTCACGGCGAGCATCCACAGATAACACACTTCATGGGGAGAGCACGCCCCCACGCCAAACATCGCAATAGGAATATCGGACTCCCTTTCAATAATAGAGTAAGTCTCGATGTCTTTATTTATGCCCATCTCCATGCACTCGCTGGGAGATGCAGAAGCACAGCGCTCACACTCAAAAGCGTCTATATCCCTGATGTTGTCTGCTATAGGCCTTATGTCCCCAGGGTGCGCTTTGCGTATGTATACACTCTTATATTCTTGTGTGCCGTTGATGGACATTAGCTTCGAATTCCGCTGAATTAAAATTAGCGCTAAACGGCCCGTCGTTGACCAGCTCGATAACCGTGTCATCAGCGGATGTGAGAACAGAAGCGCGAAAGCGTCCTGAATCGTAGTTGGTCGTATCTTGGTCGTCAGCGTCGTAAGTAAAAGTCTTAACGTCCCTGCGAAACGGCGTAACTTTTATCTTAAAGTTGTGTGCATCAGTAAAGAAGAGCGTCAAGTGCCTCAGTATATACCGCGTAGATCCAAACTGCACAGGAGGAGACCCTTGCTTGAACACAGGCTCAGAGAACTTGTAGGACATCGTGTAGGGAAACCCTCCAATCAAAGTGCCTTTAAAGCGTGTTGTTACTTCAGGAGTCCCGGTCGAATTCGATGTAGCACTCCAGCTCGTATACGTCGCAGGGTCTGTAGGGTCTGTAGGGTCTCCACCAGGCGTAGTAGATGTCCAAGTGTAAGTTTTAGTGTTTGTAATGTAGCTTAAAGTCGCTGTGTTAGCGGCGGTGATCTTTAAGTGCGCCCTTACTGTAGTAGAATAGCCTGTGTCATATCTTTTGTTTCCTGCGTCGTCGTCTGCTATAGCCGGAATAAACGCATCAAATAACGGTGTAATATCACCTGAAATGTAAACACCGTTTGTGTTAAAGCTCCGGGTAGTTCCTCCTGCCTGCGCTTGGACTGATACTGCTCTTCCTAAAGCGTCATAGAAAGACAACGTAGAAGTCCCAGTCCCTTGGTGACTTGTCCCCTCACGAACTAAAGCATCAAAAGAATCCGTAGATCCATCGAAAGACCCGTAGTTTTTTCGAGAGTCTAGATGAAGTATAACGTCCCCCGTAGTGTCGTCATCCCCCACCTCTTCCCTCATGTCCATCTTACATATAATCATGTTTGAGTTGCCTGGGTCCATCCCGATAACAAACAACTCGGAGTTAATGAACTCCAGCGCGTAGACATTGAAAGGAAACGTAAGCTCTGACCAAGCAGATATAACTTTCTGCCTTTCTTGAAACACAAACTTGTAGAGGAAGTGCTTCTGGGTAGTGGGCGACACAGCACAGTTTCCTGTGGTCACTGCCAGCATATTCTCAGTAGTAGATCCAGTCATCTTAAAGTAACTGTTTCTAGGAATATACGAGGGCACTTGAGCAGTGATGTCCGTAGACTCGTAAATGTCCGCTGCGTCCTGAAGAGCGAACTCGTTGATGCTGTGGAATCCTCCTCGTTGTGAAGGAAAATAAATAAACGGACCGATAGCTTCAGGACGAGCTGAAGTGTCAGTGCTGTAGTTTGTCACTGAGTTAACAGCAATGGTAGAAGGCGTTACTAAGTCTCTTCCGTCTATAATGAACTGCCCCCTTTCAGAAAACAGAATCATGTTATCTTGAAAGGGAACAGCAGAGTGAAGGTTTTCCACTCGGTCTGTAGACACTGTGACATCAATAGGAGCAGTGTCCAACAGCGTCCTCACCGTCGTGCGAAACAAATTAGAAGGAACGCTGTGCTCGGAAAGAACTACTTTATCTTCGCTGAGAAATCCTAAACGGTTTTTGAAGAAAAACAGGTCGCTGATCTTGCTTCCCACAAAGGAAGGAAATGGGTTTGAAGATTCATCTCCTACAGTTCTTCGTGCCCAATCTGTGGGGCGTAGAGTGAATGCATCCTTTCCGGTGTTCTCCAGAGTGTAAGGCAACGTAGTCTCATCCAAACTATCGTCCATGTTGTAAGAAGCTGACTCAACCCACTGCCCTGCCCCAAAATCAGCGCCGTTGTTTGTCCTGAATTCTAGATAATAATCATCTTCTTCTAGATGCTTAGAGCCCTCTACTTTTATCTGAAACCCCATAGGAGCTACAACAGGTAGATCCGACAACGATCTTACAGATCCCTTAATAGCGCTGAACGCTGTGTTCCCCAAAGAGTCTGAAGCCTGGAGCGTAAAGTCTTCCCCATCGTCATGAGAAATCAAAATAGTGCTTTCCCTTAATGTAGCTGTGTAAGAGGTGTGACCATCAAAAGGGTCGGGGGTAGCGGTCAGGCCTGCGGGCGCCGCCTCGTCTGAGAGTGCTTTTTTGAACCCGTTAGCAATGTAAGTTGTTGCTATTACACTCTTACTCGCGTCGTCAGCTACCGTAATTTTAAGTTCTCCCTGTCCTCCAGACACTGAAACCAAAGCAGTCCCTGAAGGAATACCCACACCGTCCCTTCGCATCAAAGAGCCCCTTTGAAGTATCTCGGCGCTATCTACAACGCCGCCCTCTGAAACCCCCAGTTTAATAGCTGGAAGCGTCCTCCAGCCGGAGTCACTATCGAAAAACACTGTAGG